CGCCAGGACCTCGGCGTCGACCCCTGCCGTGAACGTCGGGTCCTCCACGCCGATCTCTGGTGCCAGGGGCCGCGCGCCGAGCGGGGTGACCAGCAGCACCCGGACGCACTGGCGGACATCGTCGATCGTGTCCTGCTCGACGGTCTGCAGCCGGTGCGCGGCACCGCGCAGCGGCCAGCGCAGGTGCGGCACCTCGTCTACTGCGGCCACCACATCACCACCCAGGCGTTGCCTTCGTCGCTCTCGGCCACAAGGGCCGCGTCATCTGGCTCAGGAAGCTGCTCAACGACGACTGGTCCGTCGACCGTCACCACCGTCTGGAATCGCGGCGCCCATGGGCAGTCGCGGACGTGCCCGGGCTGCGAGTCGATCTCGACGCGGAGCATTTCGCCAGCGGCCGGCGTAGAGAGCACGGTCGCCTCGAGCAGCTCGAGGACAGTCTCGCTACGGGCGGTGTCCGCGGACAGCCGCGTGAGGGGGGCCTTGCGGGGCATGCGCTAGTGGCCGGCCCAGTGCCGTCCGCTGAAGCGGCCCTGGTCGGCGATCAGGCTGGTGCGGACCCGTGGCCCGCGGTCCTCGCCGGCCACGGGTCGGGTGTCGAAGCGCCACGCGAACTTGCCGTCCCCGTCGTAGGCCTCGATCCAGCAGTGCCCGTCGTTCGCCCACACCGTGAACTCCTGGCCCTTGCCCGCCTTGCCCCACGCCGCCGCGAGGGCGCCGCTGGTCAGCGCGGCGCTGCCCGGGAACATGTCGGCGAGCCACAGGGCGAGCGACACTGCGCTCGAGCAGTCCAGCGGCTCGTGGTCGGTGATCGCCGACAGTGCCTTGTGGCCGCCGCCGAAGAGGTAGGCGCGGTGCTGGTCGGAGATCTTCTGGCACGCGGCGCGCAGGCCGCTCGCGCTGCCCGCTCCCGAGTCGCTGGCCGCCTCAGCGGGCGGCTCGGCCTTCGACCGCGTGGGGCGGATGAGCACGACGTCCGCCTCTGGGCTGTCGAGGCGTGCGCCGGAGACGCTCTTGACCTCGAACCGGCCGTCCGTGACGCCGCCCGTGGCCATGATCACGACACCGCCGGGCATCACGCCCCACCGGTCGGCGGCGACGCGCAGCGTGACCTCGGACACCGCCCGGGCCTGGCCCCAGTCCCACTCGGGATCTGACAGCAGCCAGCCCTCGTCGCCGTGGATCACCAAGCTCGGCGCCGCGGCGCGCAGCTCCTCGTCGCTGGCGTAGCCGAAGACGTTGCCCGCCGCCCAGCGGCGCCGGCCGACCTCCTCGGCGAGGCGGCCGGTCGCCTCCCAGGAGTCTTCGCGCTGGCCGCCGCGCTCGCCGCGAGTGAACGTGTAGCGCTTCTTGGTGGTGGCGCTGGTGCCGAACCCGTCGGATCCCAGCCAGGCCTTGACCGTGGCCGTGGCTTCAGTCTCCCACTGCGCGTACGCGCTCGGCCGGCCGCTGCGCTGCACCGCCTCGATCGCCAGCGAGAGATCGCCCGGCGCGGCCTTCAGGCCCCCCTGGGTCTGCTGCCATCCGGACTGGCCAGCCTTGCCGCCACGCAGAAACAGGCGGGTGGACGCTTCGGGATCGGTGCGATCCGACGAGGACCCCCACGCCGGGTCCTGCTGAAACGGGCCGATGTGGCTGCCGTTGACCGCGCCGGTCGATGCGCCCGACTCCTGGGTGATGGCCATCACCACGGCGACCATCACGCGCTGAGAGGCGCCCGCCTGCTTGGCCTCGCTGAGGCAGCCGTCGATCACCGCGCGCTGCGCGCTGGTCGCGCGCGCTCCCTTCACGGTGATGCTCGACCCCTCGCCGAGGCCGTGGGCGCGGCCGGCATCCCCCTGCTTGGCTGCGGCCGTAGCGGTGACCCTGCGCGCCGGCGCATTCGGGCGCTTGAGGGTCACGAGCTCGTCCGGGCGACGGGCTGCTTGTCGTTGATCTCCGGAATGAACGCCGGCATGGGCGCGAGCGGCGGGCGCGACGCCTCCTGCACCATCCGATAGATGAAGCCAGCCCGGTTGATGGATCGCCGGTCGGCCGACATGAACCTGGAGAACTGCCGTAGCCGCCATGCGACCTCGTCCTCGAGCGTGAGTGTGTAGAGGCCCGTGCCGTCGCTGTTGACCGACGCGACCGCGTAGACGACGCCGTCGATCACCACCCGGACGCCCTGCTCCTGGATCAGCGCCTCATCGGCGAGCACGTCGAGCAGCGACGCGTCTGGCGACCTGATCGGGATTGCCACCGTGGCCGCGCCCTCGAGCGTCAGTTCCCACGGATGATCACCGTCGATGTTCTCCCCGATCGGGTAGGTGCGGCCGGCGGCCTCGAGCTTCAGCGCGCTGATGTCGGTGCGTGGCTTGACGCGCTTCGGAGGCGCCATCAGCGCCGCGTCGCGGCGCGCCCGCGCGCGCTTGGCCGGCGTGTCGCGGCTCACCGCAGCGTGACCTTGATCCCGGCGCGCAGCGGCGCGTCCGGGTCGACGCCCTTGAAGCGCTCGTTCCATGACGCGATGTCCTGCCAGGCGCTCGACGCGCCGAGTTCGCGGACCGCGATCGCGCGCAGCGTGTCGTTCTTGTGGGTGGTGACCTGCCGGCGGCGGCGCCTGCCCTGCTGGTTGCGGGTCCGCTTGATCTGGACGGGCTTGATCGTCGGGATCTCGTCGTAGCCCTCGAGCTGCAGCGTGACGCGCTGCTGACGCAGCAGGCCGTTGGGCGTGAAGAGGCGCCCGCCCTTCGCGATGTCCTGCAGCACCCACCTGGTGCGCCGGTCCTCAGGGTCGACGTCGCCGAGCAGCCGGATGATCGGCGGCGCGTCAGCCTTGCCCTTGCGGCCCATCGCGTACAGCACGTCGAGGCGCCGCTCGATGCTCGGCCCGGCGATCGCGTCGAGGTCGAGGATGCACTCCAGCGAGATGGCGCTGTCGGGCTGCTCCAGCCACCACTTCCCGGGGGCCCGGCCCGTGCGCTGCGTCGCCTGCCATCCGCCGACGCCGCCAGACCGGTCGGGCGGCTGGGCGAGGATCAACGTCAGGGTGGAGCCGCGCGACGGGTCGAGGCGGACCATGCCGCCGGGAACCGGGGTCACCGGGCCTCCTGGCCGCGGCGCTCGAGGCGGTAGATGCCCTCATGCACCACACCGACGTCGCTCTTGAGCATGATGTGCGCGAACAGCGGCGCCGCCGGCAGCATCTTCGTCATGGCGCGCGGCTCACGCCGGGCCATCAGGCGGCGCGTCTCGCGGGCTGATGTCACGTGCGCGCCCGCAGGCAGGCTGAGCAGCTCGGGGCCGCGATCGCCGACGATCGCCGCGCCGGCACGCCTGACCGTGCCGCCGGTCCCGAGCATCGGGATGTCGGGCGTGCCGATGTTGATGTCGGGCAGGTGCCCGAGCGGCCCGAGGTCGGTGCCGCCGATGTGGAACGTCAGCCCGTTCCACTTGCCGATGATCCAGTTGATCGCGCTGCGGAAAGCGTCCTTGACTCCGGCGAACATGCCGCTCGCGGCGCCCGTGATCCGGCCCGGCATGCCGCGGAAGAAGCCGATGAGCGCGTCGAAGCGTCCGCGCACGTAGGAGAACGCGCCGCGGGCGGCGCCCCTGAGCAGGCCCCAGGCGCCGGAGAACGCGCCGGAGATGCCGCGGCCAACGAGCGCCGCGGCGGCGCGCAGCGGAGCGGTGCCAGCGCGCACGACGCCGCCGAGGATCTTCAACTGGCCGGAGAAGATCTGCTTGACGCCGCGCCACGCGCGCCGCCAGTCGCCGGTGAAGACGCCGGCGAACACCTTGACGATGCCGCCGATCACGCGGAAGACGCCCTGGATGATCTGCACGATCCCGGGCAGGACACGCCGGATGACCGGGAGCATCACGTTCATGAACACCCACCGCCAGATGCGGGCGAGGACCAGCAGCGCCCCGACGCCCACCTTCCCGGCGAACAGCAGGGCCTTGCCGATGTTCCCGAGCGCGTGACCGAACGCGCCGACGTCCTTCCCGCCGAGGCGCATCTGGCCGATGAGCCCGCCGATGAAGCCGGTGACCGCGTCCTTGACGGTGTTGAAAGTCCGCACGACGGGACCGATCGCGGACTGCACGCCCGACTTCACGGCACGCACCCCGGTCACCAGCGCGCCAGCGGCCTTCGGGATCGCGCTGCCGAGCCAGTGCGCGACCTTGGGCCCGACCCGGCGGATCACCGCCCACACCCCCAACGCCGCCGCCTTCAGGGTGTTGAAGACGCTGACGGGGATGCCGTGCAGGGCCGTGTTGACCCGGTCGAAGATCGGGGCGATCTCCTTCCAGTGCTTGCGGATCATCACCCCGGCGACGGCGAGACCGATCACGATCGCGCCGATCGGCCCGAACGCGAGTCCCGCGAGCGCGGCGCCGACCACGAGGATCGTGTCCTTGATCGCCGGCGACAGCCGGCGGTACGCGTTGACCAGGCGCAGCACGAAGTTCCACCCCTTCAGCAGGGTGGGGATCACCTTCGTCGCGAGCTGGATCTGGAAGCCGAGCTGCGCGAACTTGAGCTCGCGCTGCACGGCGACCAGGTCGAGGGCGCTCTGCAGCGGCTTGCCGGCGAGCGTGACCCCGTACTTCTTCGCGAGCGCCAGCTGGTCCTTGAGGGTCTTGGAGCCCTGCTTCATCAGCGGGATCAGCGTCTGGGAGCCGCGACCGAGCAGCTTCTGCGCGAGCGCGGCGCGCTGCGCTCCGCCGGGCAGCCGGCCGAGGCCGTCAGCGACCTGGAACAGCAGCCCCTGGAAATTGTGCTGGCCGGCGACCAGGTCGTCGGTCGTGAGCCCGAGCTGCTCGAAGTACTTGATCGACGTCTTGTTGCCGCCGACCGCTGCCTGCTGCTGCTTGGACAGCGCGGTGAACGACATCTGCAGCGACTTCAGATCAATGCCGCGCACCGACGCCACGCCCGCCAGGCGCGACGCCTGCACCTCGGTCAATCCGAAGTTGCGGGCGAGCGCCGCCGTCGCCTTCGCGAGGTCGACGGTCCGGTCGACAGCCTGCTTGCTGATCACGCCGCTGACGCTGGCCAGCGCGATCGCCCCGTAGCGCGCGGCGCGCGTCACCTTCCCCAGCGCTCCGCCGACCGACACGTACCCGCGGCGCAGCACACCCAGCGAGCGGCCCGTCTTGCCGCTCTGGCGATCAAGGGCGCGCTCGGCGTCGGTGACCTTCTTCGTCTCGCGCGCCGCGAGCGCGGCGCCGAGCATCTTCAGCCGGATCAGGACCTTCGAGTCGTTGCCCATGGGGCACCTGCCCGGGGTTGGATTTGGGCGGCTAGGAGGAGGCGCGCACGTCGTCGTTGTGCGCTACGACGGCGGCTTCGAGGACGACGCGCGCGATCACGCGCTCGACGAGCGTGCCGACGTCATCGGGGGTGAGGCCCACGAGGGGCCGGTAGTCCATCTGCAGGCGGACGGCGTTGACGGCCTCGGTGACCTCCGGGGCCGCCTCCGCTATTCCCCCAGGGCCTGCTCGTCCTCCTTCGAGCGCCCGGCCATCCATGCGACGAGCTCGAGCGAGAAGACCTGCAGCCGGACCGGGTTGTCGAACACGAGCTTCACCAGGTCGGTGGCCTTCTCGACGCGCATGTCGAGCAGGTCGGCGAGCTCCTTGCCCCACCCGGGGATCGGCGTGTACTTCTCGGGGTCGTCGGGATCGTCCTCGTCGGCGAGGTACAGCCCGGCGGTCGCCTTGATCACGAGCAGCTCGTTGCGGATGTTGTCCGACTTGCTGTCGCGGATCGCGCGTGCGCGCAGCACGAGCGGGGTCTCCGGGATCGGGAAGTCCTCCGTCTTGGTCTTGCGCAGCTGCGCGCCGACCGCGCGGAGGCGCCCCGTCAGCGACCCGTCGACCGCCTCGGAGACCTGCTCCGGGGTGGCCGCGGGCGCCGCGGGCCCGGGCGGAAGGATCGACGGCGACTCGTCGTCGCCGTCGACCGTGATGTTCGCGGGCAGGCCTTCCATCAGGCGAGCCGGGTGTCGGGCTTGAGCGTGAGCTCGAGCTCGCCGCCATCGCTGGAGCCCTTGTCGGTGTCGGGCGGCTTGACGCCCTTCAGCGTGCCGGTGTAGACGATCGGGTTGCCCCACGCCACGCCGTCGTCACCGGTGGGGGTGCCCGTGAGCACGAACTTGCCGGTGGCGGTGCGACTGTCAAGGTCGCGGAACTGGGCGTGGACCTGCTCCCGGTAGAGCTTCTTGAGGGTGATGTCGCCGCGCGTCGGCTTGCCGCCGAGCGTGACGTCGCCGTCCCAGTCCGGGTAGATGTCGCCGTCGGAGTCGGACTCGCCGCCCTCCTTGCCGGCCCAGAACCCGTAGTCGATGCCGTCGACCAGGAGATGCCAGATCCAGTTGCGCTTCGTGTACGGCATCTTCGATCAGGCCTCCTGGTCGATCCGGCGGCGGATGATGGACGCCGACAGCGCCCGGGCGTGCGGCGACGTCTTGAGCGTGATCCTCGCCTTGACCTGCCCGGTGGCGAGCTGGCTGATGGGGTTGACGACGTCGGACACGTCGACCCGGTAGCCGGGGCGGTTGGCGGTGCCGAACAGCGCACCGACCTTCTGAAGCTCGGACAGCTCGCCGCGCAGCCCGCCCTCGTAGCGCAGCTGGAAGTTGCCGTCGGCGGTGATGTTGCCGAACAGCATTTCCTCGGCGACCGCGGCCTCCCGCGCCCGGGCGGCCATCATCGTCCGCGACCCGGAGAGGTCCCACCAGTGCGCCTGCTCGTCGAGATCGGCGAGGGTCAGGTAGCCGTACGCGCGGATCCTCGAGTTGATGATCCGGAACGCGTTGACCTGCAGCGCGGCGAGGCTGCGGATCTGATCGAGGGTGCGCTCGGCCTTGATGCCGATCGCGTACCGGCACTGCCCCTGCGACCCGGCGGCGGCGAGGTTCGGGTTGTGCGGCGGCGCGAGGTCGTTGCGAGCGATCAGGCCCGCCTTGATGATCGCGGCGGACACCTCCCGCGTCTGGCCTGACGCGGTGCCGGGGATGATGATCGTGTCGGACTCCAGGCCCGCGAACCGGCCGCCCGTGCTGGCGATGACCGCGGCCGCGAGCGCCTGGAGCGCCCCGGACGTGGCGCCATCGGGCCCGTTGAGCAGCGCGATGCGGTTCTTCGCCCACCCGTAGCTGGCGAGAGCGACGAGGTCGTTGGCGGTGACCGCCTCCGGCGCGACCAGCTGGCCCGGGCCATGCTCGGGCGTGAGCCGGGCCGTGGCACCGTCGATGTCGAGGTCGCCGTAGTCCTCGTCGATCTTGCTGAAGATCACGCGGCCGCCGCCGGCCTCGTTGAAGAACGCGTCGGCGTGCGCGAGCAGACCCGTCTCCGCGGGGTACTCGTCGCGGAGGTCGGTGATGTCGGTCGTGTCGACGAGATCCGCCCCAGTCGCCGCGGTGTGCAGCAGGAAGCAGGTGTCGGTCTGCGTCGGGGCGATCGCGGGCGGCAGCTCGTCGACGATCTCGACGTCCACGCCCAGGTCCGGGGGTGCCATGTACTGGTCTCCTTGGGTCGGGAGGGTGATGAACAGCGCGCCGCTGGGCAGCGGACCGCGGTCTCGAAGGTGCTTCGGGACGTCGATGAAGATCTCGTCGTGCATGGGGTCGGCTCGCTCCCTACTCGACGATCGGCTCCCGCTCGAGCTGGAACGTGACGCTCGACGCGGTGGGCGGATCGAGCGGAGGCGTGTACGGCGCGCCGGCCGGCGGCGCACCGCCTGGGCCGCCTGCGGGCCACGGGGTGGCCGTGGTCGGGAGACCGCCGACGACCCTGACCATGCTGGCCACGCCGAGCTGGAAGACGATGCGCGCGTCGGCGAGGATGCGCTCGGTGTCGGCCTCGGCCACGGGCTCGTAGTCGAGGAGCGCGATCTCCGAGATCAGGCCGTCGGACCCGCGCGGAACCCGCTGCAGGAGACACTCGATCGTCGTCCACGCCATCACATCACGCCGGCGCAGCGTGTCGCGCTTCTTCTGGCCGAGCACCGTCACCTGGGCGACGAGCTCGAGCTGCGCGTCGAGCGTGCCGTCCTCGTTCTGCGTGGGCGCGTCGGCCGTCCCGGAGACCATCAGCAGGACCGCCGGCAGGCTGTCGCCGCTGACCCGAAGGTCGGTGTCGCTGAGATGCGAGATCGTCTTGAAGCGCTCGAACGTCTCCGCCTGCTTGTCGCGGACCCGCTCGACCTTGGCGAGATGCTCGGCGTGGCAGTCTCGGAGCACGCCGATGACGAGGTCCTCGATCTCGTCGGGGATGACGAGGCGGCTGTCGGGCATGATCAGCCCTCCAGGGCGTTGTCGACGATGTAGAGGCGGACCCTCTCGCTGATGCCGATCTGGGCGATCTCGTCGATGACCACCATTTGCCGCGGCTTCATGCGGCTCGTGCCCGTTGCGAGCGGCTGGGCGTAGTAGATGTCACTGCGGCCGCGGCGCACCCCGAACTCGAGCACCGAGTTGAAGACGTTCAGCCGGACGCCGAGGGACTTGACCGTGTTCGTCAACGCCCGCTCGAGGCGGCCCGTCGCACGCAGGGTCCCCGACTTCAGGCCACGCCGGCGCTTCTCGCGCACCCACCGCTTGCTGAGCTTCGCCCAGCCCTTCTGCTTGTCGAACCGTCGCTTTTCGGACTGCTCGAGGTCCGTCTGCGTTCCACGTGCACGGAGCGCCGGCTCGGGCCGTCGCGCGCGCTCGCCCATCGCATCAAGGCGCGTCATCGTCTCGCGCAGCCCGTCGACCTGCAGCAGCGCGCTGCGGCGGTTGCCGGTGATCGCGCCGGGCATTAGGTGACACGCAGCGCGGTCGGCTGCGGCGCCGTCTTCTGCAGCATCTCCAGGTCCCGAAGGTACGCGGCGACGTGCCCCTGTGTCTCGCCGCGCGCGTCGTCGGTCTGGGCCGGGATCTTCCCCGTCGAGATGGCGGCGGCCACGCCGTGGATAGCGCAGCTGCGCGCCAGCCCGTGGCAGCGCGTCGGGATCTCGACGACCACCAGGCCGATGATCTCCTCGCAGACGGTCGCGATCAGCGCCTCCACGTGATCCAGCGGCGGTGATGTCGAGTCGGTGAAGCCACCTTGTTCGGCACCCGCCTGCGGCCCGTCGTCGTCGAACCCCCCGCGCGTGTAGTTCGGCACCACCCGCGCGACCTGGTCTGCAGAAGGCGCCCACACGGGGCTGGACTCGGGCAGCTCGATGAAGATCTCTGACATGCGTCATCTCCGCGCCCAACGAAGCGGGCGGCATCGGGACGGATGGGAAGCGGATGCGGCGCCGAGCGGGGGGCTGCTACTCACGCATAGCGGTTTAGTCACGTACGATGCTCGCGCCGATTCGAACGCCGAAGGAAACGAGGACCCCGTCATGGCCACCACCACGATCCGTTTCGCCGATGGCGCCGAGATCACCGTCGACGCATCGGTGAAGAAGATCGCTCACAGGCTCACCGACACGAAGGACACGGATGGGAGTCTCGTCCAGGCCCGTCGCGGCGACGAGCTGGTCTTCATCAACCCGCGCTACGTCGCCCTGATCACAGGATCACCGTCTGAGGATGACCAGGAGCCCGATGTCGCGGACCCCGATCCGGTCGCGCAGTGAAGCCTCCCGGCCAACGAGAGCGCACAGTCATCGCGTTCAACATCTTGGACAGCGCCGCTGATCAGATCGTCGTCGCGGCGGCGATCATGGATGGCGGCGCGATCACCAAGCGAACCGACGAGCTGCAGCGCCTCGCTGGCCGCGCACGATCGGTGGCGAATGCCCTCCGGGGCGACGTCCCGGCCGAAGAGATCGATGCGTTCCTCGACGGCATGCTCCGCGAGGCCGACGATGAGGAAGAGGCACCGGGGGTCAGCGATGCATCTTGAGCGGGTGTGGATGAGCGATGGCTACGTGTCGTGGGCGCTGGTCGAGGACAACGATCAGACCGCCCGGGAGGTGACGGCTCAGGAGGCGAAGGAGTGCCGGCGCAACGGCATTCCGGTCCTCAAGCGCAGCGTCCCGCGCGCCGTGGAGCAGTTCGAGAACTTCTTCGCCGACACCATCGGATAGACAGCGGCGGCAGAGTCGGGACCAGTAGCGAGCCGCCGACTCCGATATGGCAGGAGCACGGAACCTCGATACGCGCCGCATCGCGTGGGCCCTCGATCAGAATGGGTCCCTCATCGCCGCATTTGTCGCAGCGACTCACGCCAGGTTCCCGGTCAGGACCCACTCGTTCGTCGCGCGCTTGTACAGCCGCGCGCGCCCATACTGCGGGCCGACCGTCAGCACCCCCGCCGGCGAGTCGATCGTCACTCCGGCGCCCGGCGTCACCGTGAGCGTCCCCGCGCCGTAGCGCACGAGATCGATGCTCGTCCCGATCGGGAACGCCACCGAGCTGTTCGGCGGCACCGTGACCACATGCGCGGACGCGGAGTTCATCTCGATCAGGCCGCCCTGATCCTGCAACACCAACGTGTAATCCGCGGTCTTCGTGACCGGGACGGGCGCGCCGACCGGCACCCACAACGCCACCTTCGTGGTGTAGTCGATGCCGTTCGCGAAGTACGCCACCCCGCCGGCGGAGTCGATCGCGACCTTGCCGCGCGGCTCGCTCCACTCCGGCCACGTGTTCGACGCCGCCGAGATCCGCGACGGCGACCCGATGTTCTGCGGGATGCCGGCCCGCGCGATCTCGGCGAGCAGCAGCTCCTCGATCTCGCCGTTGCCCGTCGAGTCGTAGTGGACGTCATCGGCGAAGAGCTCGGGGCGTCCGACGCCGCCGGACTCCAGCGAGTCGAGCGACACGAACCGCACCCGGGCGTCGTAGCTGGCGGCCAGGTCGCTCATCGTCTGATTCGCGGTGTTCTTGTGCGCCGTCGTCCAGCCAGTCGCGTCGCCATTCCACGGCATCGACGGTGTCGCCGGAGACCCGATCATGACCACGAGCGGCTCGAGGCCGTGGCCCGTCGCGTTGAGGGTGGCGCCGAGGAACCGGATGCCGCCCGTGACGTTGTCGATGTCCAGCGTGACGGTCGTGGCGCCAGCCGGGATGTCGACGGGGATGCACACGGCGGTCAGCCACCCCGCGACACCCAGCACGGTCGCGTCGAGCGTGGAGACGTACGCGCCGGCGCCGATCTTCGCGCGGCCCCTCCACCGCTCATCGGACTTCACGAGGGCGTAGAACGTGAACCGGCCCCCCGGATTCGTAGACCCGAGCGTCGCGACCACCGACCCCGCCGTGCCGCGGGAGTAGAAGTAGCCGCCATAGCTGGCGTTGACGCCCTGCGCCGTCCAGCCCGACAGCCCACCAGAGAAAATCGCGTCGCTGGCCTGGAACGCGTACTGCGCGCGCATCATCTCGATCCACGCCCGCACACCCTCCCGCCAGGTGCCGGCCATCGCCGTGTCACTGCCCTTCTTCTGCCAGTCGTTGAACGCGTGCTTGAGCAGGCACAGCTGCCGGAACAGGCCGGCGTTCTTCAGGGCGTACCCGGTCGAGGAACCCGGGAGATTCGTGACGGTGTGCTTCCACGCCAGCGGCCAACCCTGCGTCGCACCGTCGTGGATCAACTCCGTCGACCCGACCCCGAAGTTGCGCTCTTGCGCGTTACCCAACGCGGCCGCCAGGCGGCTCATGAACCGCTCGCTCAGCCGCGGCACATACACGGTGCCGGAGTCCGAGGACTGCAGCAGCGAGGAGCCGTACCCGTCGATCACGGAGGCGCGCATCGCCTTCAGATCACGACGAGCCCGAACACCCGCTTGGGCCAGGATGTCGACGTCGTCGATCACGCTGTCACCTTCGCCAGCACGCCGCCCGTGCTCGGGTCGTAGGTCCAGGTCGTCGTCTTGCCCGCCTCCGGCCCGGAGGTGTAGGTGCGGGTCGCGGGCAGCCCGGCCGCGGCGCCCGAGCTGACGAGCGTCTGCGTGTAGTCGACGCTGCTGCTTTCCACGGAGACCGGCACGCCGGCTGGGTTGACGACCTCGGCCTTGAGGCGGCCGCCTGCGAGAGCGGCCGGGAGCCGATCGCGTACGGCCTGGAGGACACTGTCCTTGGCGAGGCCGGTTTCGGGCGAGGCGGGCAGCTCGGCCGCAAGCGCGGCGATGGCGGCCACCACGAGATCCTGGTAGTCGCCTGGCTCCATCGGACGAGGGTCTTCGCCCTCGGGCTGGATCATCAAGACGAGGCGTGTGGCCACGAGGTCTTGCTCCTGGTTTAGACGCCGACGTGCGGCGTGGCGGGGATCTCGTTGACGAGGGCGCGCATCGCGCTTCGCCTGTTGCGGGCCGCGAGGTAGCGGTCACGCAACTGCTCGCTGCGGTCGCTGCCGCGCTCTCGGCTCATGCGCGGCTGCGGCGGGTGCCAAAGATGGATGAGGGGTTGTGCTCCACGCCAAGCCGGCCCTGCGAGCGTGGTGAGCGCCGCGCCCCAGGCCTGATCCTCACCGCCCCAGCCAGCGAAGCGCGGGTCTAGCGGAACACGCTCGAGCGTGGAGCGGGGGAGAACGACGAGGCCGCCTCCAGGGGTGCCGCGGTAGAGCGGTTCGGTGACGGCGAGCGTGAGCGGGTCGGCGCCTCCGAGCAGCAGGGTGGTGGCGGGCTCGGTGAGGCGGTGAACCTGCCGGTGCGGGATCGCCCAGCCCCAGCCGGCGCGGACCGCGCGGACGGCGTCGGCGATGCTGTCGCACCAGACGTCGGCGTCGGCGATCACGAGGAGCTCGACGCTGGTCGCGAGGGCCGCCGGCATGACCGCCTCGGCCTTGACCCACGGGGTGCCGCGCGGCCCGTCGGCGACCACGAGATGCCATGCGGGATGCTCGGCCTGGTATCGGGCCGTGATCCACTCCAGCGCGCGTTCTCGGTGCGGGCACCCGCCGCGCCACGGCACGACGACGGCGACGCTCACGGGCAGGGGTCGTAGATCAGCGTGTCGTCGCCGGCGGGCTCGGCCGCCCAGAACCAGGTGTGGAAGATCTCCTCGATCACCGCGGGCCCGTGCGCGTCGAGCAGTTGCCCGTACTGCCGCCAGTGCGCGCCGTGGTCTTCGGGCAGGTCGGTGGCCTTGTAGGCGGCGGCGCCGTTGCGCACCTTCGAGACGAACTGCTCGACCGACCGATACGGGAAGTGCCTGACCACCAGCTGCCCGTCGACCGGCTCGGCCGGGAGGTAGCTCGCGCCGTGGTTGCCCTGGCGGATCGTGACGTGCAGAGCCGCCCGGCATGCGACCTTCGGCAGCGGGACGGGATCGCGCCGGCGCCAGCCCATCGTCTCGATCGGGTCCAGGCCGGTGGGGTCCTCGCCGGTCGCGACATGGTCGTAGACGGCGGCGGCGGCCGCAGCGCTGGGCAGGGAGGGGAGGACGTCGGCGATCCGGCCGAACGGGGAGTACCAGACCTCGTCGGCGTCGAACGGGATCACCCAGTCGGCGCCGTGTTCGCGCGCCATGGCGGCGAGCGCGGTCATCTTCGCCGACTGGTAGTAGGCGGGGTCAGCGTCGTCGAGGACGGTGACGTCGAGGCGCTCGAGGATCTCGCGGGTACCGTCGGTCGAGCCGTTGTCGGAGACGATCACGGCGTCGACCTGGTCGAGCATCCGGGTGACGGTGTGCTCGATGATGTCGGCCTCGTCCTTGACCATCGCGATCGCGATGGTGCTCATGACCGCCGCGCGTCGTAGAGCACCGGGTGCACGACCGGCCACATGGGGGCCAGGGGCGTGTCGAACCATTCGGGCAGAGCGGCGGGGTCCGCGGCCGCGACCATGAGGTTCTGGCGGTACCAGTTCTCGACGCGGTCGTCGTCCCAGATCGACCAGCGCAGCGCGCCGGAGCAGGCGTAGTGGTGGCGGGCGAAGAGCTCGACCCAGTAGGCGGGCCACTGCTCGTTGAGGTGGCCGGTGCCGCCCTGGCCAGGGATCGCGGCGGAGAAGAGCACGATGGGCGCGAGCTCGCAGAGATCCTCGACGAAGGTCGCCGCGCGCTCGGGCGGCAGGTGTTCGGCGACCTCGAGACAGACGGCCAGGTCGAACCGGCCGAGTTCGGGGATGCGCTGCTCGAGGTCGACGGTCTCGTGGGGGATGACGGGGTTGGCGTACGCGCCGTCGACGCCGAGGACGAGGCAGCCGCCGGCTGCCGCGAACGCCTCGCCCCACCATCCCTCGCCACAGCCGACGTCAATGACGGCGCTGGGCCGTGCGACTCGATAAACGATGGGCGCGACGGCCGCGGCGGAGCGCTGGCAGCCGTGGCGGATGGTGTCGAAGAACTCGTGACCGTAGGTGTCAGTAGCCATGGCCGGCCCTGATGTCGCCGATGTGGGTGACGAGCGGCTCGGCGTGCTTGGCGCCCCAGAACGCGAAGCGCGTGTCCGCGTCGGCGAGCAGCTCGTGGGTGAAGATCCCCTCGCTCTGTCGCCCAGCCGGCCAGTCGCGCCAGCACGTGTCGGCACGGAACATCGACGGGTTCGTCGACCAGAACCGGCGATGCTCCGTCCACACGCGGGCGCCGTCGGTGCGCTCGATGTAGTCGTCGGGGTGCATCTCGACGATGCCGCCCGCGGCGATCTCCGCGGTGCTCCACGGCTGGCGCTTGAGCACGATCTGAGCGAGGTGCTGCTGCTGGTCGAGGACCTGGGCGATCGCGGTGAGGTCGAGCGGCGCGTTGAAGGTGAAGTCGTCCTCCAGCCAGAACACGAGCTCGGCGCGGGGGATGGCCCGGATCGCCGCCCAGCCGGCCTGAACGGCGCCGGCGAACCCGCGCTTGCCCGCGTCGGGGTGCAGGATCCGGAAGCCGCCCCCGAACTGCAGCTCGAGCCAGCGTCCGTAGTCGTGGTCGATGCTGTCGTTGACGATGATCCGCTCGTCGAAGGTGGCCAGGCCGAGCGCCTCGGTGGCGCTGCGCATGGTCTGCGCGAGGCAGTCGCGGCGGCCATCGGTGACGACGACGAGACAGGTGCTCACGCCGCGGCCTCCGCCTCGTAGAGCTCCGGGAAGTTCGCGCGCCGGATCTCGTGGTGCATCGCGGTCTGCTCGGCGTGGGTGGGTGCGCGGTTGCGCGACTGCGGCCGGACGTGCGCGATGTAGACGGCGTCGGGGACCTGGACGATCTCGGCGCCGGCGAGCCAGCAGCGCTGCCAGAGATCCCAGTCCTCGTAGAGGCTGTACTCGCGGAAGCCGCCGACGGCGAGGAACATCTCGCGGCGCACGAGCGACCCGATGACGAGGTAGTTGCCCTCCGTCAGCGGCATCGCTGGCCACACCTTCGGGGTGCCCGGTCGGCCGTTGCGGACGTACGTCACGGCCGGAGCGCGGAGGTCGCCGTCGGCCGCGGCCATGGCGCTCATGTAGCCGGGGGCGAGCTCGTCGTCGGCGTCGAGGAAGCACAGCCACTCGCTGGTGGCCCGCTCGGCGCCCGCGTTGCGCGCCGTGGCGAGGGTCTCGCCGTGCTCGTAGACGACAGGCGCCTGCAGCGCACCGGACGGGATCGCGCGGGACTGCGCGAGCTCGGTCCACTCGGCGCCGCCGAACGTGGCCACGACGACGGTCACGTCCACAGCGGGATCCTCGTGCGGTGCAGCTCACGGTCGGCCTCGAAGCTGGCGAGTCCGGTCTCGTAGGTGGCGTCCATGTCGGCCTTGCCCCAGTGCGGGTGCTGGTGCTCGACGACGGCTTGGCGGGCGAACGCCCAGGCCTCGCGCCTCCGGGCGGTGGCCACGAGCTCGTCGTCGACGAAGTTGTGGGCGTACGCCTCGCACAGCAGCTGGCCTGGCTGGTCGATGCAGCCGAGCGAGGCGTAGGCACGGGTGACGAGGCAGTGGGTGGCGTGCCGGCCGGAGACGACGCGCGGGTTGCCGAGGTCGTTGGTGCCGACGACGCCGATCCCGGGCGCGAGATGCTGGCGAGCGTGGGCCAGCCAGCCGGGGTGGAAGTGCAGGTCGTCGGCGCCGAGGAAGATCAGCGGGTCGGTGCTCGCCGCGACCCCCTGGTTGATCTTGCGGGCGTAGTTGCCGGCGACGATCAGCGCCTCGGCGCCGGCGTCGCGCACGGCCTGCTGCTCGGCGTGGTCGTGCGGGTCGCAGATGAACAGCGCCCGGTACGGGCTACGGGTCGCAGCGGCCAGCGACTCGAGTAGCGCCGCGACGCGATGCGGACGCGCGAGCACCGGGATGAGCACGGCGACGGAGGAGCGCGAAGTGAAGCCCATGCGTGGGGGCCAATCGGCGGCCGCCGCGCCCCGCACCACGGGACTCAGCCCGGGTTGAACGGAGCGCGGCGGCAGGGCCGGTTGGTGGCGTCAGGACGCGCTCTCGTCGGTGGCGCCGATGGCGTAGGACGTCGGCCGCCAGACCGGGTAGGCGACGCTGGCCTCGGCCAGGATCGTCACGCGGTTGCGGACGAAGTCGTCCTGGTCGCTGTCGCTGACGAGGGTGTTGACGCCCTCGCGGAACAGCAGCGTCGAGGCCATCGAGTCGCCGACGAGCGGCTCGGCCTCGGGGACCACGCGGTTCTTGGTGATCGCCAGGCCCCAGATCGACGGGGCGGCGATCACGGCGGGCGACCCGTACAGGTACTGGCCCGTCCGCGCGGACTGGTTCTCGCGCATGAGCATGAGGTCCTGGCCGGTGAGGGGGTGCAGCGCCGTGAAGTTCGGGTCGCCGTCGCTGAGGATGATCAGCGTCATCGCCCGAAGGATCGAGTCGGCCGTGTTGTCGCCAGCCACGAAGTCCGCGTGGTGGACGCCGTCCATGTTGTAGATGCCCTCGAGGTTCTGCCCGACGCCGTTGCCGGCGAGCATCTGCGACTCGATCCGGCGGCGCACGTCGTAGGGCAGCAGCTGCCCGAGGATCGCGCGCAGCGTGCCGATGTCGCGGAGCGCCTGCTTGCGCACCTTCAGCCACGCGGCGATCGTGCGGACCGGGGCGTCCTTGTCCTCGGTCGTGAACGACGCCTCGGGCTTCAGGGCGCCCGGCGCCGTCTCGGCCGCGGCCTCCGGGATCGTGAGGATCTGGACGTACTGCACGATGTCCGAGTCCGTGGTCCCGACCGGCACGAGGTCCAGCAGCGTGAGCGGCTTCAGGTTCGGCAGCACGAACCCTCGCCGATCGGCTGCCGTCGCGCCGACCATGTTGTCGGAGCCGACGTCGGCTCGCGGCGACATGAACGCCGCGACCTGCTCGCGGGTGGCCAGCTGCCCGAGCTGGATGGCGCCGAACTTCGCCTTGGAGTTGTTGGCGAGACCGGACTCGATGAACGCCTTGTACTTGTCGCCCTGGAGGACGGTGTCGGGGTTCCAGCGGCCCATGGCCGCCTTGGCCGCGATGGCGTCCTCGGGGCCGTTGCCGTCCCTCGAGGGCGCCGCCGCGGGCTCGCCGAGCATGGCCATGACCTTGGCCTCGGCGACCGTGAGGTCGTTGATCTTGTCGTCGAGCTCGCCGACGGCCGCGACGGCCTGCTCGGCCGCCTTGAACTCCGCCGACTCGGTGACCTTCTCGACGTCGGTCAGGTCGGTCTTCGCGAACGCCTGCTTGGCCGCGTCGCGCTCCTTGACCTTCTCGACCTTCAGGTCACGGGTCGTGGTGAGCGACTCGCGGATCGATGCGAGCTGGTCGCGCATGGTCTGGTCGGGCATGGGGATTCCTCCTCCGGTTATCCGGGGGTCGGGGTATGGAGACCGCGACGCCCCGGGGCGCCCAGTCAGGGATGAAGTGGCGTGGCTCGGTGCGTCAGCCGAGGAAGACCGCGGCGATGCGACTGCGGTCCTCGTCGGTCATCTCGTCGGCGCTCGGGCTGACGGGGTCCGTCTCCGTCTCCGTGTCCGTCTCGGCCTCGGCCTCGGGGGTCGGGCCGGGCGCGTCGGCGCCGGGAGCGGGGATCGCGGTCGCGGCAGAGAGGGCACGCGCCGGCGTACCACCGTCGCCGCCGACCAGCCGGGAGATGACCTCGTCGAGCGTCTCGACGCTGTCGGCGAGTCCTTCCTCGACGGCGCGAGAGGCGTTCAGGACGCGCCCCTCGCCGTAGCCGGCGCGGACGGCGGCCTCGTCGACGCCGCGCCCGGCTGCGACATCGGCGACGAACAGGTCGTAGGTCTCGTCGACCATCTGCTGGAATGCCTCGCGGGCGCTGGCGGTGAGCGGCTCGAAGGGGTTGCCCTCGGTCTTGTACTTGCCGGCGCTGATGAGCGTGGTGCGGATGCCCATCTGCTCGTCGAAGCGGCTCCAGTCCTCGTGCGCGACGAACACGCCGATCGAGCCGACCTGGCCGCTCGGCGTGACGACGAGCTCGTCGGCCTGCGACGCGATCCAGTACGCCGCGGATGCGGTCAGGGTGTTGGCCACGGCAACGATCGGCTTGACGGCGCGGACCTCGCGGACCATCGCCGCGGTCTCGGGCACGAGGTCGACGCGCCCGCCGGGCGAGTCGACCTCGATGACGATCGCGCCGACGTCGCCGTCGTTGACGGCATCTGTGAGCAGCTGCTGGAAGCTGACCAGGCCGCCGCCGCCGATGCCGAACAGGAGGCTGAGGAACGACGCGCGCGGCGTGATGATGCCGCGAAGCGAGATGACAGCGACCTGTCCGGTGACAGCGCGCGTGTCGCCCGTGGCCGCGCGGCGCAGCATGGCCTCGCGTTCCTCGGCGCTGATCTCGTTGAGCCCGCGTCGCATGAGGCTGGCGAGAATCGGCATCGTCTCGGGCTGGATCGCCCAGATGGCACCGTGATCGGCGCGATTGATCTGCGTGTCGGGGTTCATCGTGCCGCCTTGGTGGGGACCGGGTCGTCGATCGCGCGCAGGTTGTTCTTGGGCAGGTAGAGCTTGTCGGCCTCGGCCGCGTCGGAGCGCGGCATGTTGAGGATGTCGCGCCCTTCGTTGGGGGTCAGCGCAGCGGTCGAGATCGCCTCGCGGATGGCCTGGATCTCGCGGAGTCGATCGCCGCGGAGGATCCCGGAGAAGTCGAACTCGACGAAGACGTTGGGCTCGCGCAGCAGGCCCTCGATGACGTGTGCGTTGATCGTCTGCTCGGCGAGCATGAGGGGCGGCGCGAGCCCGTCGGTGTAGGCCATCTCCCGCTGGGTCTGGATGTTCGCGTAGGTCGCCTTGTCGAGGATCCCGATCATGGGCGGCGGGACCATGTAGACGGACGAGACCTCGTTGCGGTTGACGGTGCGCTGCGCGATGAGCTCCGCTTCGACGGCGGTGGTGTGGTTGACCGCTGTCCACTCCAGGCCGGGCGGCAGGACGGGCAGCTTGCCGGCGTTGCGCGGGCCGCCGTAGGCCTTGCGGAGATCGTCGCGGGCCTGGTTGAGCAGCGTCTGGCGCTCGGTCTTGTCCAGGCCGAGCCATCCGTCGCTCGCCTTGACCAGCCCGGACGGGCGGGCGGCGTTGGCCAGGTTGGTGATGGTCCACTCGATCGCGGCCGTCTCGGCGGTGAGCGTGGAGCCGAGCTGGCGCAGCGGGCTGATGCCGAGCTGGCCGAGCGGGCTCCACCACCGCAGATGCATGACGGTGGTGGCCGAGCGATCGTCGGTGCCGCCGGACGGGTGGTTGATTCGCCAGCCCACGATCTCGCCGTTCGGGTCGGTGTCGTCGAACCGCAGCGGGCAGATGGTGCGCCAGTCGATGGCCTCGAACTGCAGCTTGTCGCCGGCGCCTGACTGGACGTCGGTGATGCTGTTGCCGTGCACCCAGAGGGGTCCGAGGATTCCGGTCACGAGGTCGGCCATGCAGCCGCGGTCCCATGGCGACTTGACGGCGGCGGCGAGCGGATGCTCTGACGGCGTGAGGCGGCGGCGGCCACCGTCGCTGTCGGTCCGCTCATAGACCTTGAGCGGCACCCGGACGCACCAGGTCAGGAGCCGCATGACGGCGATCGCGACCCACGGCTGGGTGGCGAAGACCTTGGCGTAGGAGACCGGGCGCCCCTCCCACCACGGGCCGCCGTCCCAGTCGGCGAAGGGGATCGACGAGGAGCGCAGATCGCCGCGACCCTCGCCGAGCTCGACCTGCTCGCCGTCCTGGTTGATGTAGATCGGGCTCACTCGTCGAGCACCGTGGCCGTCACGGCGCGCGGCTCGAGCGCCGGCTCGATCTCGACGACGGTCGAGATGCCGATGCGGTCGAGGTGCACGAGGCCCGCGAGGTCGGTGCCGCCGCCGCTGTGAAGCACCACAGCCTCGCGGAGGATGAGGCGATCGGCGTGGTCGCCAACGACGACGCCACGAAAGGTCTGATCGTCGGGCCGGCGGGTGTTGACGACCACCGTCTTCCCGGCCATGCTTGGCCCGGGCATCGCGCGCGACTGCGCGGTGAGGACGGCCAGGGCGAAGATGGCGGCCAGGGCGACGAGCGCCGCGAGGATCAGCGGAAGGGTCACAGCGTCTCGATTCGGTAGTCGTCGGGATCGAACGGGCGCGTGGGCTCGACCTCGAGCGCGCCGCCTGCGATCGCGTCTTGGCGCGCTTCCCAGGAGAGGGTGCCGGCCATGGCCGCGTCGATGTAGGCGCCGGGGCGATCCTTCGTGAGCGTGTGCATCTGCACACGCTTGTCGTCGAAGATGGGGAGCTTCTGCTTCTTGGAGTTGCCGATGTGGCGGGTGAACGTCTCGTCACCACTGTGCGACTGGTCGCCCGCGTTGATCGCCTCGGTGTAGGAGCGGACGGCGTGGGCGATCGGCTTGTTGCGGTTGGTGAACCACTTGTGGACGACCTTGTCGCCCCATCGCCCCTGCCAGAGATGCACGAGGTAGTCGATGTACTGCGGGTCGATGTACAGCAGCCGCACGTCGAAGGTCTCGAACGCACTGAGCATGCGCCCGTCGATCTCGTCGAACGGGTGCTCATAGTCCTTCGGCGCGGACTCCTTGCGCTCCCAGATTCCGAGCGGCCACTGGTGGCCGGTGATGACCTCGGTGGCGAGGATCCCGAGCGCGTCGCCGAAGCGCGCGCCGTCGACCCCGATGGTGATCATCGCGCCATCGGCGACGCGCGTGGAGGTGTCGGCGCGGGCCTTGAATGCGTCGATGTCGAAGGCCGCGGCCTCGCCGGCGCGCTTGCGGTTGAGGAAGAAGCGCTCGGCCTGCGCTGGGTCTCGCGGGAGCAACGCGACGATCTCCCCATCGATCCGGTCGGGATCGACCCACCAGGAGTCGCCGTAGACCTTCTTGATCATCCGGCGGCGGTGCTGGGCGTTGCGGACCGAGCCGGCCCCGGGCTCGACATCGTCGTGGTAGACGCCGGGCTCGCCGCCCTCGGCCGTGGTCTGCGCCACGGAATTCTCGGCGGGATCCCACGCGTTCGTCGTGGAGAGGAACCGGCCGCCGGTGCCGGCGAGGTTGCGGCGCTGGGTGTCGGCGAGCTTGCGGCCCTTGTTGGCCTCGCGCCAATCGTGCGTCTCGTCCTGGACCGAGCCGGTGATGCGCTGGCCCAGGCGAGAGGACGCAGACGAGGTGACCGGCTCGATGATGCCGCCGCCGGGAAGGTTGATCCGGGAGAGGCCGGTGTCGGGGATCTCGGCGGCCAGGGCGCCGAGCTCGATCATCGGCTTGAGCGAGCGCCAGACATTGTCGGTCTGGTCTTCTGAGACGGCGGTGATCTGCCACCACGGGGTAGCCCATGGCCGGCCGACCGGCTCGCCGTCGGCGTCCCAGCCGTCAAAGAGGACGGGTCCGTCGGGCGCGCACTCCGCGCAGACGATGGACGAGGCGAACGGTCCCTTGCCCCACTTCTGGGGGCGCGTGAGCTGGGAGCCGCGGAAGTAGGTGAAGACCCCGCGCCAGACCTTGTGCTGCTTGTCGAGCTTGGCGTCGGGGTTGACCCGGTAGTGCCAGAGCAGGAACCGCAGCATCTCGTCGGTGAGCAGGTACGGCTCACCGGCGTGATCGCCATCGGGGATGACGCAGTGGGCTTCGATCCAGTCGGCGACCAGGTACCCGAGCGTCGGGAACTCGCCCGGGGCCTCGGGCCCACGCCACGGCATGGTTAGCTCGCGACGGCGCCCGGGTCGACGGCTCGGAGCCGCGTCACGCTCGCGCCCTTGGCCGCCTCGTTCTTCTCCTCGGGCTCGTCCTCGATCGTCCAGCGCAGGTCGGCGAGCGCCTTGGGGTTCAGCCCGAGCTTGCCGTCGAGCTCGCGCATCTCCTTCATCAGCGTGACCGATCCGGTAGCCGAGCGCTTGAGCGTCGAGAGCGCCCACTCGACTCGCTTGATCGCCTCCGGGTCGGCGCCGGCGAGCAGGTCCTCGAGGTGGACGTAGTCGTCGAAGGTCAGCGCGGCGAGCTCGTCCTCGAGCTGCGCGCGACGGACGGCGGTGTAGAGCGACCCCTTATCCCAGCGCGTCGCCTGCGGGAGCTTCCACGCCCAGGTCCACCACGCGGTTCCCGCGGCACCGAGGTCGTAGGCCTTCGGCACGTTGGGCGCGCGGCCCTTGCGACCGGCGGCCGGAAGGACCGTCGAGGTGATGGTCGGGGCGTTGCGGCGGACCGCGTTGGGCTTGGGAAGAGGTCCACGTGCCATGGCCGGCCTAGGGAAGTTGGAAACCCGTACACAATTCGAGAGACCCCCCCCACGCACAGATCCCCCAGGGGTCGGGCTCGTGATGAACCCACCCCCCGGGGGTATGAGGCGCGCTGAGGCGCCTAGCGCCGGCTGTCGCGCCTCGCGGGCGGCGTCCAGTCCGGATTGGCCTTCCGGCTGCAGTTGCAGCTCACGCAGGCCGGCACGAGGTTGGTCAGGCGGTTCGATCCACCGTGAACAACGGCGAGGAGATGATCGACCGTCGTGGCGCGAGACTTGCCGCACCAGTGGCACGGCGGGTCGCCGGCCAGCACGATGAGACGGTTGCGTCGGTACTCGGGATCCTGCGCCTGCGTCGAGGGCGACCTGCTCGCTCGACCATGAGGCCGATGCCGTTCGCAGTAGCCGCGCTGCACGATCTCAGGGCAACCCGGCTCGGCGCAGATCGCCATCGGGACATCAACCCACGAACGACGAAAGACGTGCCGCGGGCACGTTCGGGGGTACTGTGCCGATCCCGCCGGACGGAACGACCAATGCTGGTCCGGCCGCGCGTTCGAGCCACACCCGCTCGACGTGGCGGGCCCAGGCGTACATCTGCAGCGCCAATGCGTCGTCGTGGGTGTAGCGCTGAGCCATGCGCGCCAGCGTGACGAACAGCGGCGGGCAGTTGCGGGCGATAGCGACCCGCCAATCGGGCAGATACAGCAGCATGCTCGGGCTCAACGTCACGGGTCGCATGGTGCGATGGCGCGCGCGATCATCCATGGCTCGTCATCTCCTCATGCCGCGCGCGCGGCGTCTGCCGCGGCGTCTGCGACTTCGCGGCGGTAGCGGTCGGGGTTGGGGTGCCAGCAGCCGTCGTCGACCTGCTGGGTCAGGCGCTTCTGGATCTGGCCGAGGAGGCGCTCGATGTCGCTGCGTAGGCGGCTGGAGGCGGAGAGCTCGTCGATGCGCTGCTGCAGCTCGGGGACTCGCTTGAGGACCATGTCGCGGGCCTGGCGCTCGTCGAGGATGGCGCGCTCGAGGACCTTGGGGTGGTGGCTGTCGGGGTCGACCACCTGCCATTCCTCTTCGCGACGGATCGGGTAGCGGCGTTCGATCTCCGCGCCGACCATCGCGACGACCTTGGCCTGGTAGGCGTCCGCGTTGGGCGCCTGGAGGCCGGCGTCGTGGGCGGCCATCAGGAGCATCGTCGTGCGCCACCCGAGGCTGCCGCCAGCGAGCTGGCCGAGCAGGGTGGCGTGGCGGGCGTGCGCGTCGTTGGCGTAGAGCTCGGCCTCGAGGCGCTCCCACTCGCGGTCGAACACGCGGTTGCGGCGGGCGCGGACCTCGGCGATGAGCGCGGTCGATGCGCCGTCGTAGTCGCCGGCCGCGTCGAGGCGCCGCGCACCTGCGAGGAGTGTGAGGGTGCGGCCGAGGGCGCTGGCCAGGTCGATGAGCGACGCGATCGCCTCGACGCGGTCGCGCGCGGCCTGCTCGCCGCGGCCAGCGCGCATCTTCTGGGCGCCGCGGACGGTGAGCGTGAGCCCGAGCTCTCGAGCGTGCGCGACCAGGTCCGCGTTCGGCGTGTGCGTCATGGCATCGTCCTCCCGTTGGTGTGGCTACCTCTCGACGAGCAGGCCGCGCATGTCGAGCCCGTGGCGCGCGACGATCTCCACCAGCTGGCGTCGCCCCTCGGCGCGGTCGTCGCGGAGCACCTGGAGCGCGTCGATGACGTCGACCAGGTCGTCGACGTCGACGTGAGGGCGGCGCTCGAGCGCGAAGCGCGCCAGCCACAGTGCCGTCGCGACGGGCGCGTGGTCGTCGTCGTGCTCGACGTAGAGGACCAGGAGGCCGAGCGCGTAGCGCAGGTGCAGCGGGCGGGTGAGCTCGTAGACCTCGGAGCGCGCGGTGAGCAGGTCGCCCTGGCGGACCGACGCCTCGAACCAACTGCTCGGGCTGCCCTTGATCGACACGAACGCATGTTCGCACGCCGTGCGAACCCACCGCGAACACGCAGCGGGCCTGACCCCCCACGCGCCCCATCCCGGCCCACATGCCAAATCCCGATGGCTACGGCATCGGCGACGCTTCCCGGCCCGTCCCCACCGTCATGGTAAGGAAGGGGTCATCGGTTCGAGTCCGATAGAGGGCTTGAGCTACGCCGTCCCGAGCACTCGGGGCATCTGCCTGGCGACCGCGTACGCTCTCGCGATGAACTTCAAGCGGCTCGCGGCACAGGCGAAGAAGGTCGTCGACGCGCGTGGCGGCGTCGAGGGT